CCCCCTGTGGTCTCTACACCGCCCCCCTTTGTCGTAGATGCCACCCCCCCTTGTGGCATTTGTACACGGGTGGTCTGTACACCGCCCCCTTTGTTTTCTCGGTGATTTGCGCTTCTATCGCACTCATCGGGGCAGGTAATTTCAACGTAATACCTGTTAGTAAAACCTTCCCTGCGTTCTTCTCTAAGTTCGCCGAGTGCGATTAGTGAGTCGATGGAGCGCTGAACTGTTCTGCGATTTATTCCGCCTGATAATCTGCCAATGGTTTCAATTGCAGGCCAAGCCCCGTGTTCGCCTTCAAAGTTAGCTATGGCAATAAGTACAAGCCTGTCTGAGTAGGTAGCCTTGGAGTGGTAAAGGGCTAGTGCTACTGCCGAAATACTCATTTCTTTAGCCTCTCAATCTTCTCATAAAAAATCTCATTTTCAAAGGCCAAGTGCTTAGTGAAACACTCCTTGAACCAGCGAGTGCTGTGGATATCCATGCAGTCTCTACATTCCGATAAGCAAGGCAGCGCCCTTCTACCAGCATAGTTATCTAGACAAAGCTCATGCAGATTTTTAACAATCAACTGATCCGAGATATTTGAACCCCAAGACTTTAGCTCCCGGCTGTATTCAAGGTGTGCAGCATCGGGCTTAAATTGCTTGCCGTCAATGTCCTTGTCCTGAAACATTTGCATCAAGTGAAGCTTCAACCTAAAATCATCTAAGTAAATTGATTGTTCCGCTTGTGTGTTGTTCATTGCGATATTGTGAATTGGTTTCTCTGTGCGGATTGCTATCGCTTCAGCTCTAAATGCGTCATTTCTAAAATCGTAATGCTCATAAGTGGAATTGGCTATTTGACAAAACCACTCAGCTTTTTTTGCGTGCTGTGATTGTCGACCTTTGATATTGCCTGTTATTCCTACATAAAGTAGCTGGCCTTCGCTATCAAAATAGCGGTAAAGTGTGGTCTTGTTCATCTCTGCCTATCTTCGGCAGTAGACTTATCCCTGCCGATACTTTGACTATCGGTTTTGTAGGTCAGGGGTTCACGCCTCTGGCCTGCTTCTATTCTACCAGACACGATTACTCTCAAAGGTTTTCCTGCTTCTCGTACTCGGCCCAAGCCTCGGATGCAAGCTTGTCCCTGTCTCCGGCGGCGTAACGACCTGCGTGAAAGTAGATTTTCTTGAACCGTTCTGGTATCACTTTTAGGGTCTTGGTTATGACCTTGACCTCTGGCTTTGTAAAGTGGCTTCGATAGCTTATGTCGTTGCGCTCTGCCTCCAGCTTTTGAACTAGGTCGCTAAATTGTAGATTCACTTTGTCTCCTCGTTGTTGTTGTCGTTATGTTGCCGGGCAGTTCTTGTATCGGTCGCAGGACGTGTCGACGCATCCAACCTTGACTCCGTAAGACAGCTCTGTAAGAATGTCTTGCCAAACTGTCCGTCCGCTCCAAGGGTCTTTGATGCCGTCCTCGTAACTGAAGCAAGAGGTGTGCTGCTGGCTGCCGGAAAGAACCATCCCGGCAGGAGCTTCAAGCTGGTAAGCCCAGCCGTCGTCTTCAATCCTTGCGCCTAGTTTGTCGGCTAGTGCGTAAGCTCGTTGCTTGCTCATTTTGTGTCCTTTCGTTGTTCTTGTATTGAGTATGCCATCAAGTGACATTAGATGTCAAGCTTATTCCAGAAGTTTTTTACAAGTTTCTAAATCAGGTAAGAAGGAGGCTCGCACTCGGTCTTGTTGCCTGCCTTGTCTAAGGTGTACCAAGTGCTTCGGGTTGTGTCGAGTATCGGATGCCCCAGCGCTGAGAACTTGGACGCCTTGTGTCCGTAGTCTCTGGCATACCCTGCGATCAGAGCGTCCGATTCCATCCTGCCGTTGTACTCAGCGCAAACTAGTATCACATTTTGCAAGTTATCTAACACTTTTGAGCCACCCATTCCCCTGTTCTGTATATGGTGAGGAACAAGCTGGTCGGAGTCGCCGCAGTGCCAGCACCAAAGGTCACGCTCACGAAGCTTTCTTGTGTCTGCTGCCTTCAAGCTCGCAGCTCTGACTGGATTAGTTTCGCCTGAGTACCTGAAGCCATTATCGCCGTTTCTAAACTACGGATTTTTAGCCGGATACGATTCGCCTCTGCCTTTCGCAAGTCCCTCTGTAAGCGAACGTCGGCAGCCTCAAGACGTGCCAGTGCGTTTCTGTCCGCAACCGTGCCTTGATGTTTAATAAAAGCCCTCTGCTCCGTAGTGTCTAGCAGGTGTTCTGCCTCCGCTAACCTAACCTCGGCTTGGTAAAGAGCTTCAAAGCCCTTTGTGTTCTCCGCTGTCAGTTCCGTTAGTGTCGCTTGAATCTCTGAGGGCAGCACTTAGCACCAACAAGTGATGGATAAGTTCTCGGTTCCAGAACCTTGCTTTGTCGATCTGTCCGTTCCGAGCTGCCTCGAGGTAAGCGTGTTCAATTTCCGCCACCTTTGCCCATTGAACTGAGAGATTCGGCACGAAGTTTTATCCCGTCTAAAACGGCCTTGGGATAGTCCGCAGCCTTAGCTTGTGCATAGAGCATCCTTAGAGTTTCTACGTCTTCCAGATTAGCAGCCTCACCTAGCAGGTCACGAACGTCACGAGGCTTAGAGACCTTCTCCATTTCCTCCCGAGAAGCAAGCGAGCCTGTTTTGGATGCAGCATACCCGGCAAGCATTAGCGCTCGGCCCACCGATGAGGTCTCGCATACCTCGAGGGCCGCTTGTCCTTGTGGCCCGGAACCTCCGTCAATCTCGAAGGCGTGTCCAGTAGCTTTGGGAATTGCGTTAGCTTGGTCGCCGGCAGTCAAGAAGATTTCTGTCTTAACAACCCAAGTTGACACTGCTCGGTCTTGCGGTGTGGTCAGGTTGTGCGTCACGATCCGTCCGTCTGGCCAGTCGGCAGCGAACAGCTCCAAGCGCTCTGCAACAGTTGCATACTTACTCAAATCAAATTTAGCCATTATTCTTCGTCCTCATTTTCTTCTTCGTTGTCAATAAATTTCCAGTTGTCTGCCATCCAAAAAGGAGCAGTTAGTCCCTCAATGTAAATCCGTTCTAGCAGTTTGTTCTTGTCCAGTACCACGCCGGACACTGCGCCCGTAACATAAGTCTCATCCCTAGCGATAGTCACCGTGTCGCCTAAAAAAACGTTCATTACTTCCCCTTCTTGTTTACCACTAGGTAAGGTCGTCCACCGTTGCGAGCTTGCCTAGAGGCTACACGAATTTTTTTGCCCTCGTGTTCGAAGTAAGCGTGCTTGGCTTTGCCCATCACCGTTAGGACTTGTGACTTTTGCTTGAAGAACTCTGACTCGGCTTCGTCAAAAGCTTGTTGCGCTAAGGCTAGATTGTGGATGCCGTCGACCTCGACCTCCTCGTCGTCTATGTCAGGGTGCATTTCTCTGACTGCCTCGTAAGTAGAAGCTGAGCCGTCCCAGTCGGGAGCAGTTCCTTCGGTAACGTGCTGCCAGAATCTAGCAGCTTGGTCTAGCAAAACATCCTGCTCAAAGTGATCCCACTCGACCCAATGTTCTACCCAAGCCATATTGACCACGCCGACAATGACAGCTCGCTTGATTCCCATTACGGACATATAGAACCTTACCTGCTGGATGTAAGTCGGTGGTACTTCGTGCCAGTAGTTGCGTGAAGTCTTTACCTCGACAATGACCCACTCGCCATTGACCTTAGCCAAGCCGTCGGGGTTAGCGTGCATAAAAGGTCGCTCGTTGTTTGAGTATGTTCCGGTGGAATAGATTTCCCAGTCGGGATGTTCCTCTTGCAAGAGTTCCATTATTGGTTGCTCGAACTTTTGCCCGAATCTAATCGCCCAATTCCAAACAGGACGTGCTTCTATTTGTCCCGTCTTGACCGCCCATAAGTAGTAGGCACTTTGCCAAGGGCTAAGTCCCATCGCTACGCCGATCTCGCTTCCGCCTAATCCTTCGGCTCGTGCTGCGTGCCACTCATCGCTGCCCGGATTGAAGATTCCGACCAGACTTGCGTTATTGAATTGCTTTGGTGTGTGCAGTTCCATATTTCTCCTTTGTTGGCTAGGCTGATTCTATGTCAAAGCACGGACACCTTTCAAGTCTCTATATGAGATTTCTAAAGCTGGTCAAT